TGTATATCCAATCTTTGATAGAATATTATAAAGGATAGTGGCCTCTGACATTCTTCCGTTATAATAATTGCCAGAAGCATCAAGATAATCTAAATTTTTTAATAAACTTAAGCCAGTATTTGCTTTTAATTGAATAAGGTTAGGTGTTAATGTATATTCTTCACTATAATCAGGAGTTAAATAACCTGTATAGTAAGTTGTTCCATTTTTTAAAATGTTTACTTTATATGTCATATCATTTTCATTATATAAATCTACTAATGAAAAGGAAGAAGGGTTAATAACACCTATTGTTGCCTTTGTCTCATTAATTGAAGAAAAAAGATCATCCTCTTCAGACGTTATCTCAAATTTTAAAGGGTTGCCTGCAGCAGTTAAGCTCTTTGATGTCCCTGCATAACCATCTTTGTAAATATAAATGTACCAACTATTATTTTCTATATCTGCAAATTTGATATTATAAACTTCATTCCAAGCCATATAAATATTTTATTTTAATTATCAACGTCTATTCTTCTTAGTGCTAATGCAATATCTTTTCCTCTAATAACACTATCAAGAGAAATATTAATATTAGGGACAGTGCTTAATTTATTATTAGGAATAACTCTACTTCCTCTTGGAAGGTTTATAAGTTCGGGTCCTTTTTCTCCAACTAAACTCCATCCTCCTTCAGCATAATTCGTACCTAAAGCATACTTTTTAGGTGAAGCATAAGAAGCAAATAATGCCATAAGTGAAGCTAATCCAGCTGTTGCTGTAAGTATGCCAACAAAACCTTTCTTTAACACTTCTTTTGATATTAATCCAGCTGCAGCTAAAGCCTCAAGTGTTGCTATTGTTATTCTTGCTGAGTCTGCAATTATACTCATTCCTTTACTGAAATCATTTGCTGAAGAGCTTGAAGTTCTTCTAATCGACTCAGCTAAAGTTCCAAATGAGTTTGCAAGTAATGAAACAGCTGTGCCAGCTTCATATATGTCTTCTCTATTTATTTGTTTTCTTACTGTTTCTCCAATTTCTTCTAATTCTTTTTTAATTAATGAAAGTTTTTTAGGTTCAGGAATATTTAGTTCTATGTCAGGTGCTTCAAAATCTTTTGCATTTTCCTTTATATTTAAAATTGTATCAGGTCTTTCAGGTTCTTTTATATCTTTTTTACTCTTTACATTCTTTTTATTTAATTTATTTGTTTGTTTTTCCACTAAAATCATTTCTGAATAATATTCATCTTGAGCGCGTTTAAGTTCATTAAAATTATTAACTAAATCTTTAAATTTTTCAGAGTTTTCATTATCTATATAGTCTATAAAATATTGAAGTTTTTCAGCGGGTGTTAATGAATCAAATATTTTTTGTGCTTGATTGTAAAAATTTATTTCTGCTTCTATTTGTTTCTTCTGGTCTCCAAATGCATTTGCTAATAATGTTGCAAAAGGAACCCCTGTTTGTGCTGCTTTCTGTAAAAAGCCTGTTTTTACATTAATGTTTTTCTTCAGTTCATTAATTTGTTCGTTTACAGCTTTTGCTTTTTCTTCATTTTTAGACAATTGATCTCTATCCATTGTTGCAACACTTAAAAACCCTTCCTGAATATCTTTAGGGCTAATAATTATTCCACTTTTTTGTGAAAAAAATTCAGTGGCGCTTAAAATTTTTCCGCTTGTCGCTTCAATTTTATTTTTATAGTATAAATCCAGATCTTTTTTATATTCATCTATTTCATCTTGTGATGCTTTTCCTGTCATAACTTTATATCTAAGTTCTTTCAGTCTGGCACTATTTTGCGCTTCAAACATACTTAGACCCATTTCTTTTAAATGTAATCTATCTAATGACTCAATATATTCTTCTGTGGCCTTCATTGCATTTCTCATACCACTTTCTATGTGTGAGAAATCTAAATTTACAATATCTTTTGCTAATGTTTTAAAGCCTTCGCTTAACGCCGCTGTTTTTTTCTCTAAGAAATCTGCTCCAGATCCAGTTTGATTGAGCCCAGTCTTTAGTACTTCAAAGGCTCCCTTTAAACTTCCAATAACTGCAATAACACCTATAAATGCTCCTTTTACAGCTTTAATTGAATTTTCTGTGTTATTTTTAAAGCTATCAATTTTGCTATTTGCTTCCTTTATTCCTTTCGAAAGCTCAGCCGATTGCATCGAAATTTTAAGCGTAAGATCATAAAGTGCTTTGTTTGCCATATTATTATTTTTATTTTATTTATATATTTTATTAAAAGAAGAATGCTTATTTATACTCAATACTTCTATTTTTTAAATTATCACTTTAGAGGCCCTAGAATGATATTTAAAATGATAGTAATAGCTAACTTAAACTTTAGGCCTAAAATTCATTCTAGACGCATCGAGTGTGATCTAGAGGCATTTTATGTTTTACATAAATATCATAAAAAAGGAGAGTAAAATACATTACTCTCCTCTCAGTTTCTTCTCAATTTCTTCCCAGTTTACTTCTTTATCTTCTGTTACGTTTTCTTTACTATCAATTTCATCATCCCAAGAAAATTTAAAAAGATCTTGTACGTTATGAAGCGGTTCTTTTAATTGAGTGTTAAATAAAGTAAATGTGCATAAACGTAACAACTCTGCATTATACTTATATTCATTAAATTTAAGCTCGTAAGCGTAATCTAAAGCTGCATAGGTTTCATTCGGTGTACTATTCCAGAAATCTTCAGGTGAAATGTGTAACATTGCAACTGCTCTGCCACACAATTCATCTAAAGTTAAGCTTTTTTTTTCTCTCCGTCAGTGTCTTTCTGTATGTACTTTTGCATCTGTTTCGAGAAAATGGCCTGAAATTCTTCAACAGCTTCATCCAGAATAAATTGCATATCCTCAGGAGTAAATTTCATTTCCTTGCCTATAGCTTTATATCCGGATAAAAGCGCGCAGTACAAAGCTACTTCAGTCTGCTCATACACATTCATCTCTTTTGCGCTTTCTATGCCTTTAATAACCGTCCAAGAGATGCGGACAGGAAGCTTTTCTCCTTTATAATTGATATACTCAACCATACATTACGATGATAATTTGCTTAACGGGCCAGTTCCTTTAAGTGAAGCGGAGTAAGTAACAGCGTTATTAACTCCACCATTATTAACCTTTAAACTCATTATCCAACCTACACCAGATACATAAGCCTGTGAAGCCGCTGTTGGTTTAAACGCAACTAATACAGAAGCATCATTTAAGTAAGCGTTTAAAACGTAATCAAATCCTCTAGAAGAGTCAGTGTTTCTACTCATTAAAGCATTAACACTTCCCGTCCATCCTTTTGTTCCGCAAACAAATTCATCCCATCCAGCTGAGCTTAAATTCGTAACTTCAATATCTTTTCTATCTAATGAATACTCAAAGCTTTCTGCGAATGCCATCACAGAGTTATCAACGAGTATCATAAAGTCTTTTCCAATAACTGAATTAAATGCCATATTCTAAAATTTATTTTTATTTTATTTATATATTTATTTATTTTACGTAAAAAATTTCATATGTTGATGTTTTATAGTGAAGCTTATCATCAGGTGAATAACTTTTTTCATCATTTAAAAATGTAATGCTTCTTAAATGTTGTTTATCATCATACTTTTCTAAATAATATCTGATAGCATCATTCATTGTAATTACATTTTCTAAATCATTTGAGATAACTTGCACACTTAATATATATTTCAATATATTTACATTTTTATCTAAAGTTGTAATGCCTTGCTCTTCTTTGTAATAAAAAACGACATATTCTTTATTTATATCATAATTAACAGGAAGTAAATCATAAAAAATGCCTCCTGAAGGTGTTACGCCTAAGCTAGGGTCTGTGAAAATTGATAATAAACTATCTAAAATCATAATTTTCTATATTTTTTTAGTCTTCGCTGAAGCATTTTATCAACTTCATTTCCAAATTCTTCATTTGTGTAATCTACTATGTGTTCTATGCTATCTTCTATTATAGGTTGTATTTGTTTTTTTCCTGTTATTGCTCCTCTATTCCAGCCTTTTTTTGTTTTTCTAATCTTTGTTCCAAGGTCTGCCCATCTTAAATGAAATCCTTTACTTGTTACTCCTGCCGCAACTGCAACACCATTAGGATCTTCTTGTTTAACAACTTTTATGCTTCTTAATGTACTTTCTGAATAATTTAAGCTGGTTCTTAGCGGCTCAACAATAAATTTTTTCCCTACTTTATTTAAAAAGCCTTTAACAATTTTTTGTTTAACTGTATCTGGCAAATCACCTAAAGCATTAACAACTTCATCAACACCTTCAAGTTTATAATCAATTATTTCACTCATTTTCCCACCTCTCCGCTATTATTTTTATTGTTTGTTTAGGTTCTGTCTCAAACACTTCAATTATTCTGTAATATTCACCATTATATTTTATTCTGTACTTATTGTTTATCTCTTTTGTTTTAGTGTTATATCTTATTGTAAACTCTATACTGTACACAAGTCTTTCATTTTCACCGAAATCAACATTTCCACTTCTTACATACACATTACTCCATACTGTAACGTATTCTTGATAGTTTAACACAGGAGATCCTATTGAGGTTGATGCGTCAGCTCCTTTCTCAAATACAATTTTCTTATTTAATAAATAGCTTAACATTTCACCAGTAAATTATTTTATAAGGAAGAATGAGACGCTCTATAACGTCTTCTCTTTTTATTGAGGATAATGTGTAACTAGATCTATTAACGTCATACAAATCAGCTGCTGCAATCAACATTGCTTGCTTTATTGGAAATGGAAATCCTGTTGAAGCTTCAGAATATTGTAAAGTACTCGGATCTACTCTTAAAGACACATACTCAACTGCTGAAGGAATAACATAAGTGGAAATGTATGAATCACTATCATTATCCGAAGGATCAATCCTCAGGTGTAATTTTACTTCTTCTAACGTTATAGGATAACTCATATAATAAATTATTTTTTTATAAAAAGAGGAGAGAGTTACTCTCTCCTCTTCATTCATTTAATACTATAGGCTGCAAGAAGCGTCAGTATTAAAAAACTTAAATGCGTACTTATTACGTATTCCAGTGTCATAGAATCCAAGTACAGTAACTTTAAGCTTTCCAGTGCTATCGTATGTGTACGGGTTCACAATCAGTTCAGGAGATCCCCAAATACCAACAGCAGCAAAGCTAAAGTTTCCATAAACAGCTCTTCTAGCTTTCATTGCCTGAGAAGAAACAGCTGTACGTCCTCCGATAGTGTTATTGATAGAGTTCCAAGCAAGTGCTATTCCAGTCGAGTTAACAGGTTTCTGCTCTAGATAAACTCTAATCAGGTTATCAGTTACAAATGCAGCATTGCCAATGTTATAATCAACATTTGTCAGGTTTATCATATCACCATATGTAAGTCCAGAAGCTGTTGGCGCAATAGATACGTCAGAAACTGTGAAAAATTTATTAAACAGATCTGAAACAACTTTTCTTTCAACTGAAAGTTGCATATCCTGAATAATAGTGTTATAAATTGATGGTGCCATAGATAATAAAGCTTGTTTAGAGAATGTCTGAAATGCTCCAAAAGCTCTAGGCGCAATCTCAACGTTAAGAGGAGTTGCATTTGCAGTCGACACATCAAGGTTTTCATTCGGTTGCGAAGCAACAATCTGTGCCATATAAGGAAGCTCTTGCTTTCCGTTTAATCCTTCTAAAAATTGTACACCTAAGCTTCTTAACAATGAAAAATCATCACCTGTAACTAATGCCATTGGCCGTGAATTCACATTCACAAGTGCTGAGTTTGTGGTTGTAAGAATCGGATCAGCACGATACAGTATCTCTTTAGGAATAACTAATCCGCCTTCATTTCCAAGAAATTCTTTAGAAATACTGCGTCCGGATGTTTGTACATATTCATTTAAAGCTCTATGAAAGCTTTTTACAACATCTTTCTTTTCGCCGTCATCTTCATTACGTAAACTTTCTCTAAGCAAAAGCTTATTCAGTTCTTCTTGTTCCTTTGCAATACGAAGTTCATCTTGAAGCTTTGTTACTTCACTTTTTAAAGCATTCCAACGATTAACCTGTTCATCGGTCATTTGCTCATTTTTGCTTAATTCTTCCATTTCGGAAATCTTTGCCCTCAAATTGAGGTCTATTTTTTCAATTTTATTCATTTTTTTTATTAATTTTTTTAGTTAAAATTTTTTAATTTTAACACTTCTGTAAGTCTTTTAAACTTTTCAGAGTTGTGTTTATTATTTATCTCAGGTGTATCATCTTTTTCTTCATCCAGTTCTCTAACGTACACACTTGTTTGCGGATAAGCCGCTCTTACAACGCTTGACACGTCAAATAATCTTTCGAATCGCAAAATCTTCCTTACGGGATAACCGTCTGAAGCTTGTTCTACTCGAATACTCGATGAATCAGCACTTTCTCTGAAACCGAATGAGTTTTCGAAAATATCACCTCTTGATATTCTTTCATATAAATCTTTCGAGTCATTTGTGTTATTCAATATTGCTCTAAATTTTAGTCCTTTTTCATCTTCACTTAAAGTTAAAGTTCCATTTAAAGTTCTAGCCATAACTTTATCTGGCGCGTGGTTATATGTGTAAATAACATCGTCTTGTAAATGTTCTGAAAAAGCACCAGGCTCAATAATTTCATAAAAAACTTTTCCTCTTTCTGAAATTAACCTACTTTTAACATTATAGAGTGCTGCATATCCTTCAATTATCATTTCATCATTTTCACCACGAAGCGCTCTAAAATCGTCTTTAGACGTCTCAAAATTTCTATACGCAATTTTACTCATATCAATATTTTATTTTTATATATATTTATTTATGCATTTATTGATGCATCTATATTCTTTTCTAAAATCTGGTTCTTCTTTTTATACACTTCCATACTCATCATCTGGTTAAACAGATAATGATCATCACCTCCGTCAAATGAAGGAAGGTTCTCAAATTTTGCAATTGTATTAGGTGTAATAGCGCCCATTCCGAATAAATCTTTGTAATTTTGTATCCTTGTTTTTGCATCTGTTATATCAAGTGCTCCAGTCTCAAACTCAATAGAATAACCATTATTAATTTCTGTATCATCTAAAAGTTTAAACTCAAGTTCTCTTCTGTACATCATAACTATAGGTCCGAGTGTGTTTCTTATGTAATCCATCTGAAGTTCATACAGCGAGTTAAATTTTGAGTTTTCTATCAGTCCAAGTTTATGAGGCGGAATGCCAAAATACGATGCTATTATTGAGTTATTATACTTCATTGTGTTGATAAACTCTGCATCATTCAGGTTCATTGTAACATCTTCAAGAGAAGAATAAGGAGGAAGAATAATTACTTTTCCAGAGTTTAAATATCCAGCATATTTGTTGTTAAAATCTTCAATTTTATCAGCCCACGCCTTTGCATTTACACTCTCAGGCACTTGTGTTTTAAGCGCTTTAGTTGTAATTGCTCCATTATTATATAAATTATCAACAGTTGTTAATGCTTTATAAGAAATAGAAAGGTTTATGTTTAAATCATCCTTAGGGTCTCTTCCAAATATCCCATTTCTGCTTAAATTACGAAAATGCAAAATATTTTTAAAATTAAATATTTCTTCCTTTCCATTTATTTTAAACAAATAATAAAGTTCTCCATTAATAATCTTTGCTTTAATGAGATCTTCATTGTTTAATATCTCAAGTGAATCAATTTTTCCTGTTGTTAAATTAGTGTTAATTTTAACATATGCATTTCCCTCAAAACTTCTTATAAACTCAACTGTGCTCCAAAAGGTGAATGAATCTGTGTATTTATTAGGATGCGCTTTTAGTAATAAATATCTATAATCATCTCTAAGCACCTCTCTACTTCCATCTTCATTAGTTTTAAACACTTTAATCGGAAGTCTTCCTATATCATTTGCTAGAATCTTGCAGCATATCACCATTCCAGAAATTTTACGTCCATCATCAATGGAAAAAGAATAATTAGGGAGTGATATTCTGTTATATGCTGCTAAAATCTCCACGCTATCATCTGCAACAACAGTTTTAGCTGTGTTGTTAAAAATTTTATCGAATATACTCATATAAAAAAACTTATTTTATTTATATATTAATTTTTTAAATTTATGTAAGCGTTTGCAAAGCCATTGTTTTGTTGCAAATATCCGGCAAATGCATTTAACATTGCAATTACACCGTCTATAGAATCAGCGCTTTCATTTTTAAGCGGCCTTATATTTCCGTTTAAATCTCCTTTTCCGATAACTAAATTTACTAAGTTCCAATCCATACAGTCATTCTTCTGAATAATTATCTTTTTTTCATAAAAAAGTCTTTCTGTAAATCTAAGTGCTGGATCAAAATGTTTAACATTAGGTTGTATCGGTGAAGTCCAATAACCCATCTCTTGTATGTCATTTTTTAGCATATCAAAATGCCAAGGATCGTAAAACACTCCAATAACATTATATTTTCTAAACTCATTAAAATATTGCTTTAATAAATTATAATCTATTGTTGGAGTGTTACAAGGAATAACATATCCTTTTTTAATCCATTTATTTATATCAATGCCGCCCTTTCTAAGTGCATTAGTTCCATTATTGACAAAGAAGAAATAGCTTCTTACGTAAAATTTAGTCTTTCCATCCCATACACATACAATAGAAGTCAAGTCTCTAACTGCTGATAAATCTATTCCAATATAACAAGGAAGGTCCTTTATGTCTTCTTCAGTAAAGTCTCCAAATGCTTCTTTTCTTACAGTTGGATCGAGCCACTGAGAGTTCTCTTCAAGAAACATATTGAGTCTTTTTGTTAGAAAATCTTCAAGCGCTGAAGGAATATTCTTTGACGTATTAAAATCATCTTTAAACATTTTATAATCAAGAATGCTTCCAAGGCCAGGGTTTGCTTTTATCCAAACATTTTCATCTTCATAATTATCTCCGGGGTCAAGTTCATAAAGCATATAAAAGAATCTTTCATCTTCAAGTTCTCCTCTTAGTACTTTACGTCCAGTATCAACTAGTCTTGTGCAAAATGTGTCTTTTCCATATCCTCCAGTCGAAATTAAAATTAACATAGGGTTCTTCTTTGTGCCAAGGCCATTCTTGATAACATTAAATTTGCTTCCATCTTTATATGTATGAATCTCATCTAATATACAAGAAGTTGGGTTATATCCTTCTAGTTTATCGGTGTCCATAACAGTTGTCTGGCTCCAGCCAAGTCTTTCTTTATCTTTAAACTCAACTCTATTCGATCGTCTTGCAATAACTCTTTTATTTATTGCTGGAGAATATTTTATAATTTCTTGAAGCGCTGCAAATGAAGTATCTTTTGCATTCTTTTGTGAAGCTGAAATCAATAAAGAGCGAGGAAAAGTTTGCTTATCAGCCATCATAAAATATAATTGAAGCGCTGCTGCAAAAGTTGTTTTGCCATTTTTTCTTCCTATGAATAGAAAAGCATAAATATATTTTCTCTCATCTGTATCTCTAAAATGAGGCCCGAATAAAGCCATAATGATAAATGCCTGAAAAGGTTGAAGAATAAATGGCATTCCAGGCCCTACATATAAGTAATAGAAAAATTTAAAAACTCTTTCTACAGCTTCACGCTTAAAATAATAATTTGAGTTTATGAAGTCACTTTCGTATCTTTTTATCGCGTATTTAACATTTTCACATACAGTTATTTTCCCATTTTTTACGTCATTATAATACTGAAGCGCTTCATTATAACAATAATCAACATATTCTTCTTTACTCTGAAAAGTCCTGGTCGAAATCATCTTTTGTTGTTTCTTCTATAAGCTTTAATTTTAGGCGATCTGCTCTATTTATGCCAAGTTTTGCTGAAGTTTGATGAATATTACGAATGGCCATTTGATAAATGCCAAACGCTGGGTTCATTTTCTTTTGAGTAAAACCATTGCCTGTTGTCATCTCAAGTACGCATCCATTTGTTTTTAGGTCTTCTTTCATTTGCTTTGCGTACTCAACATTTTCGATGAGCATATCAATTAAATAATCGTCGACGTCTGGGTCGTACTCACCCTTTTTCTTCAGGTGCTCTATAACATTTTCTTTAAGGTTTCTAAGTGTACTCATATCTTTAACTTTTTTTAAATTTTTCTTATCCTAAAGATCCCCTAACCTATGGCAAAGATCAACTTTACAAAAACGCAACTGGGGCGACGATTCTGGTGTTAGTCTCGCAATCATTACGAGGCCCCCCAAGTTTTTGCGGGACTAAACTTGTATGCGTATTACTATTCAACGCCTTCAAGGTTATCAAAAACAATACGTACGTCATCCTTATTGATTAATTTTAAATATACACAATCGAGGCAAGAATCGAATGAGCAATGACGGGAAGGATACTTTCCTTCAATAATTTCTTCATAACGTATGCAATAGTAATATTGCGAACTCTTTTTTCTTAAAATAGCAGACATAATTAAATTATTTTATATTTATATTTTATATATTTCAGATCTGCTTTAGCATTTTGTATAGAGGCATTGCATCACAGTCTAGATTGCATTCACTTCTATTCAAATGATAATTGCCGACATTAACATATATTTTACAACTCTTTATTTTATTGCCTAAACTTTCAAGTCCATCTATTATTTTAGTTGCAACATATCTATTCATTATAGTGTCGACTGGACGCCCGTGTACTTTACATTGGCTTCTATAATTTGAGATAACAATTAACGTGTTATTTAATAACTGAAATTGCATTGATAACAAGCAACTATTGTCAAGCTTTTCTCTGTTGACGATGATTGCTTCTTGCCTGCTATCTGGGCGCTTATGTAAATTATCAATAACAGAAGATAGCTTAGGCATTATCTGGTCTTTGTATGTCTCAAGCGATACAATATGGTTATATCTTTTCCATTCAAATGTATCCACTCTTTCATACTTCATTTCATAATGAAAATTTATTTTCATAAAGGTTTAGTTATTTTGTTTATATATTTTAGAAAAGAATATATATACTGAGGGCAGCACCTCCTATAATTTACTGTCTTATGAAGGGAGAAAGCTTTAAGCGGGATGCTTAGAGCTTTCTTTTTTTATAATATTTATGTAAAGCATAAAATGCCTCTAGATCACACTCGAAGCGTCTAGAATGAATTTTAAGCCTATAGTTTAGGTCACCTATTACTATGGCTTTAGGCTTCATTCTAGAGCTTCTAAATGAATAATGTAAAGTAGAGAGCCTTGAGCGCT